TCATCGGTTGTGTCAACACCACCGGCAAACAACACTAAATCATCGGTGGCGCTACCGAGGAACAACTCCCCGCCGTCGTTGAACAAGTACGCCGAAGCAGGGGTAAAGATTGGATATGTCGCAGATGTGTAGTTTGAGCTGTTAATGCCCATGTCTACAAAGTTTGTGTTGCCGTCACCAAGGTCGTTATACGCAACAAAGTCGGCGGATGCTTCTGAACCGTTACTTAAGTTTTGCGCGTAGAACTGAGCAAACGAATCAATATTGGCGTACATCTCGCCCAAAGCGGCAGAGAAGGTTGTGTATCCGGTGACCCCGTTGCCGATCACAGTGATAGGGCCACCATCAATCAAAACGTTACCAGCCAATTCTTCGTAAATGGCTTTACCAGCTGGGTATGTGACAAACACATCTTTGGGGCCAGCACTGAAACTGATTTTTGCCCCAGCGGCACTTGACGCTAAGATGTTTGAACGTGTGAGGGTTGGGCCTGTGGTTGAGTATTGACCATAGCCAATTTCCCAATCCCCAGTTGTATTATCAACAGCAGCGTAGTACGTGGTGTTACTGTTACCGATAGCAGCGAACGATTGAAACCCACCAACCGCGCCAGCCAACACAAAATCAGCTGTGCCTGTGGTGTTTGAGGTTTCTTTAACTCGATCTTTTAAGACGATTGCCATGTGCTGCCTTACGTTTGTGTCTTGATGCCCTGCCAATTCGGGTTCTGGCTATCGTTAACCGTTCCCCAGTCAGCAGATTGGCTGTCTTGGATATTTTCCCACGACGCTGTTTGAGCCGTATTCAATGTACCCCACCCAGCGGTTTGAGCATCATTTACGTTACCCCATCCAGCTACTTGGAAGTCATTGATTACGTTCCATAGAAACGCGCCAACAATCTGATCTGCGGCTGTCGCACCTGCCTGTATGTTAGCAACAAATACGGCGTAAGCCAAGACCGAATCAACAGCTTGTACAGCATTTGCCACCGTTGCGTTGAACACCGACGGAGCCACAGTAACAGCGTCATCGGCCACAGCCAACTCGGCCAGAGCCACAGCAAACGCAATCTGCGCTGCAACGGTTTGAGTAGCGGATATGCCTTCGGCGATTTCTGAGTTGAACGTGACTGTATGAGATACGAGATCAGCGGCCTGTGAGGTCTCAGCAATAGCCGCTAAATGGTCGGCAAGGGCCCGAAGTTCATCACTCGCCACAGCCGTCTGCGCCACGGTTGCCAGCCAATCTGCCAAAGCAGAAAGTGAATCCGAACCCGTAACGCTGTCGGTCACCGCTGCGTTGAAATCAGCTAGGGCGGATACGGTCTCACCACCGGTGGCGGTATCGGCTACCGCTGCACTAAAGTCAGACGGGGCCACAACAACTTGGTCGGCACCGGTAGATGTTTCGTTGATTGGTGGACGATATACAGACCCTGCCGCATCCACTGTCTCTGATGCCGTTGCCGCGCTTGTGAGGGAGTTCAGAAAATCGGCTTGTGCAGACGCCAACACAGAAGCCACCGCAGCCTCAGCTACGGCGGATTCGTACAGGATGCCTAGACTTGAAACGTCAAAAGGCGCAGCGGAGATGGGAACGTACCCAAGCACGGGTCACCCCCTTGGGTTAAGCAGCGTCTAAGCTGAATGTGTAGGTAACGTTCAATGTGTCGCCAGCCACAACCACGCGATCACCGGGTGATTCAAAGTCGGCTTCAGAGAACAAAGTGCCAGATGTGCCGCTACTCACAGTAGCCAAGAACCCACCAGCCACGGTACCGCCGCCACCAGAAATGGTGAACTGGGCAACAGAAGCAGAGTTGTCGATCACTGAGGGGTCAGCAGTTGTAGCGGTACCAAAGGTCAAAGCCTTACGTGCGCCAGAGTAGTTGCTGAACTCAGTCCAGCCAGCGTGCGACGCCAAAGTGTCTGAGCCAGAGTAGGCAGTGCCAGAGCCGGGGCCAGCAATCAGGCCCAAGTACCAAGCAGCGGTGTACGAGCTGCCTGTGAAGAACTGTGTGTTCATCATTTGCAAGCCTGTGTTCACCACGAGGTTGTGTGTACGCTCTTCCCACTTCAGGTTGCCGTCTTTGTCAAAACACTGGAAGGTAAACACGCCACCGGCTTTGACGCGCTCATCAGAGCCTTGACGGGCAACGAGCCCTGCGGAAACTTGGTCGGTTGATTTTGCTTTTTCGATAGACATGAGTGCTCCTTACGAGATGCGGATGATCGCCGCTGTGCTGGTGACAGGGGGGAACTGCACCGTAAAAGTTGTGGTCGAGGTTTTGTCGCTGCCAAAGTCCAGCACGCAGACAGAAGCGTTCGAGTCGGCGTCATAGATCAGCGCGCCACGTGCGGTTAAGGCCGAAGTCCAAGTCACGTTGCTAAAAGACAAGTAAGCAGTTGCGTTACCCGTCTGGGTACCTATCGTGGGCACTTGGGAGATAGTCAGTGCTTCGCCACCAGCGGTATAGCCAGAAGCCACCACTTCACCGGTTGTTGTGTACGCGGTTGTCTCTGGGCCAAGCGAAGCGGCAGCGGTGTACAAGGCGATCTTGAAATTGCCTGCGGCCAAATCGTAGTTGCCGTCTAGCAACCCAATCTTGAATGTGTTTGTTGCGCCTTGTGCGAGAGCCATTACTTGACCCCGTTATTCTGCGGCAGGGGCGCCACTCTAAACTGCCCACTGCGGTACGCATCGCTGCGCTCAAGGCCATCACCCAGACGCTGTGCCATGCTGAGAGCTTCTTGGTACTTGGTGTTGTACAGAGCCACCATATCAGCCTCACCCTTCATGAAGGTGTAGGCTTCGACCAAAGAGCCGTACAACAGCACGGAATCTAAGTTGTCGCCCAACCACGTACGCCCATCAGCCGCTGTGGTGATGGACTCGGGGTAGTAGTAATAGTGCAGCTCAACGCTGTAAGCAGCGTCGGGTGTGGGGCCCAAGATGAACGAAAGCTCGTCGGTGATGACGGGCGTTGCATCGTTGGTGGTTGTGGGGCCGAACAAAGCGTAATACTTTGGCAACGCCGTATCCGTAGGGTTTGGGTATGCCTGACGGATAAAGTTCACGTCCTTATTCAACAAATACTCGTAGTTGCCGTCACCATCAATCACCGCCAAAGAGTAGGATGAGAGGAAGTCGCTAGGGCACGAAAGGTATTTGTTGTTGGCCGTAGTGGTACCTGTGACGTTCTTGCGCAACGATGGGAACTGCACCGTGTTAAAGATGCGCTGCTCTGCCTGCTTGATGAAAGTGTTGATCTGTGTCGTTGAAGACACAGCACTACCATCGGCAAGGTAAGTCTCAGGGAATTGGTTTTCCGTGTAAGACTGTATCGCTGCGAAGAGTTCGTCGTAGGTCATGTTATGCCATTGGGCCTCGGGCCATCACGCCGCGTGTAGCTGCGCCAGTACCACGGATTTTAATGCCAGATGTCTTGGTGCCCTTGTACACATTGCTGTGTGTATTGGCGACAGACACGTTAGCATCTTTCATCGTCTTCTTGATGTCGTCAGCGCCCACCACGGGGGTGGCCACTTTCTTTGGTTGTTTGTATGTAGCCATGATTAGCCTCCACGACGACCGGGGGATTTTTGGTTGGCGACTTTGGCCAAGTTGCGACCCATCTTCAACATGTCGCTGTTGGTCTTGCCACCAGCGCGCAGTTTAGTGGGGGCTTTGCCGGGGTGCATGTTTTTCTCGTGCTTGCCGATAGCAGATTTAATCATCTTCTTATCTTGTGCAAGGTCTTTTTTCATCTCACCCTTTTCAGAGTGCATTTCCATTTTTGCCATGATCGACTCCTTATGTCGTGCTTACTGTTACTGTACCAATTTCCACGGCCAAAGCCAAGTAATTTGGCGTTAAACCGTCATCGTCTAACCTCGAACCACCAACAGGGGCCCACCCCCATTGAATGACACGACTACCACCACTTGGCAAACCAACACCATCTTCGTTGGTTGCACCAACAATTGTTTGCAGGCCGTTGGTACCGGAAGCGTAG